GAATTTGACCCACGGGAGAAGGACAAGAATGACGACGGCAAGCCGTACCAGTTCCCCGGCTGGCACGTCCGCAAATACAAGACTCTGGAAACGTCGCTAGTTTCCATCCCGTCCAATGAAGACGGGATTATCACGGCGTTCAGCCGGGCCAAGCTGCACCACCCACTTATCAAGGCGCATGCGCTCCGGTTGTGGAAGCAACTTCCGCCGATGGTCCGGGGCGGGTGGGACGGCGCCGCGGCGCACCAGGATCTGCCCGGTCAACAAAAGGCGGCCGGCTGCACGTGCGGTGCCGGTGGTAAGGCAACCACGAATTCTCATAAGTGCCCTGACTGCGGCGTGAAACTGGTGGACGGCAAGTGTCCGAAGTGCGGCAAGGAACCGAAAAAGGATCAGACGGACTTGACCGACCCGTCCAAGTGTCCTTTGTGCGGGTGGGTGGCTTACGGAGAGCAAAAGCCGCCGAAGGACTTCACAACGATGGCCGATTTTTTGAAGGACACGGAGCCGGTGTGAGATGCCCGCGCCGCTTTACACGCAACTGACCGGGATCGACGCGGCGGCCAAGACGCTGGCGCAAGGGGCGCCGGCCATCGCAATCCCGACTTCGCAAGGCTACGCGGTGTTCGTGGCCGAAGCGCAGCCGGTGCGCTGGCGTGACGACGGCGGGGCGCCCACTACTACGGTCGGCATGTTGCTGACGGTCGGGCAGCCCTATGTGTACTCGGGTCCGCTTTCGCAAATCAAATTCATTTCGGCCGTGGCCGGGGCGATTCTCAACGCGACCATCTACGCGGGGGCGAACTGATGTTTCTCCGCAAGTGCAAAAAGACGGGCAAGACGTTCGTTTACGGCTTTGACGGGCGCTGGGTCGAGTTGAGCCCGGATAAGTCGGCAGGCGCAAACCTGGAACAACCGTGGCCCGTTCCTGATGCCAAACCCTACGCCAATGATCATTCTTGTCGGCTCAATGACCCGGACAAGTATTCCACCTTTCGCCGGAACAACAAGAAAACCGACGATGGCAAGGAATACGGTCTGATCTTCGGGAAGATCAAGGGGTCCGACAAATGGGAGTTGCAGGCCATCCGCTACCCGAAGAAGGATTGGTCGGAATCGGACGCCAGAGCCCGGTGCAAGGAAAAGGACGGCGGCAAATTCGAGCCCGCGTCCACGTCTGCCGGCGCCGCGTTGAACATTCTGGAGGAGGCCTACTACGCCGAACACAGGGGCGTTGTCCCGTTCAAGGAGACGGCGAAGGCCGATGAGGGGACCGCGTGGGACGCTAACGCGGCAACCGCGCGGCTCCGCAACTGGGCAGGCGTGGACGGTGAGAATCCGTCCGGGGCAAATTGGGCCAAGTACGCGCAAGGCTTTGCATGGTTTGATTCGGGCAAAAAGGACACGCTGGGTGCCTACAAGCTGCCGCATCACGACATTCAGGCTGGCCGGCTCGTGGTCGTGTGGCGAGGCGTGGCGGCTGCGATGGCAGCGCTGGGTGGCGGACGTGGTGGCGTGGACCTGCCGGCCGGCGATAAGGCCGGGGTGCGTTCCCACCTGTTGCGGCACTACAAGCAGTTCGGCAAGGAGCCGCCGGATAACACGGCCTTCACGTTGGAGCAAAAGCAACCGGGCGGGATGCCCTATCTCAAAGGGTCATGGGAAGAAACCATCGACCAGTTGGAAGATGCCGCGGCCGCGTGGCTGGAGCAAGGTGGGATCGACACGTCCGGGGGAGACGTGGATCTTATTGGGACTTTCGACGGCTACGCGGTTGTCGGCATTCAGGAGCCCGATGACCCGGACGGCGACGAAGGGGACTATGTGGCTTACCGGGGCGACTGGTCGCAAGCCGGGGGAATGCCAGCGTGGTCCGGTCCGCCCGAAGAAGTGGAACTGAGCGTCACGGCCGGGGACGGCAAGTCAACGAAGGTGGCCGACGTGAGCACGGTCCACGGGCATATCCAGGATGCGCATTCTGCGATCAGTAAGGCGCAACTGGCCAACTCGGACGTGCAAGAAGACGCGAATAACGCGCGCACTTCGCTGAACGACTGCGCCGGCGCTCTCGGCATGGAAGACTACGGCGCGGCGAACGACCATCTTGACATGGCAAAGGGCCACGTCAATAAGGCCGTGGCCAAGGTCGGTGACGATGACGTGACGAAGGGGCATTTGCAGGACGCGAAGGAGTCCATCACTCGGGCAAAGCGGGCGATGCCGAAGAAGGCCGGGACGGTGAGCCGTGTCAAAAACTTGTCACGGCTCCATAAAGGACGGCCTTTGTCCAAAAAGAACGAACGGCGGCTTTGCACGGCCGGCGAGTTGTTGCACGTGGTCAAGAAGGCGGACGAATTGAAGAGTCACACGCGGGCGTCTGCCGAAAAGGCGCACGATCTGGTCAAGGACGTGATTGACGATTGCAAGAAGCCGATCAACGACAGCACGCCACGCGCCAGCTTCGATGACGTGGCGGCGAAGTTGTTGGGCGGGTTGATAACCGGGGAAGTCAAGCTGGACCCGTGCTTGGCCCGGTCGCTGTCGCACGCGGCTGGTATTGCCGCCGATAAAGCGGAGTTGGAACGGGCCGAAAAGGAATTGGCGGAATTGACTGCCGCGCTTGTCTAGGCGCGGACGTTGTTTTGTTTTTGGTTCGGGTGGCTCCCATCGGTGTGGGATGGATGCCGTCCCCTTCATTCGGAGACATCCATGCACCTGACCGAAGCGCTCAAGCAATGGGCTCGCCAACACTGTGGCGTGGCGGAAGGGGCCGGCGACGAAGCATACCGAGCCGCCCTTGGCAAAGCACTGTCGGAGGGCAAACTGCCAGCCGATAAGTATGCGGAACTGGCGAAGGACACGTCCGGGGGCGGCGCAGCCACGGCGCTCGCCACGGTTCTGAAACAGGCCATCCAACCGCTCGCGGACGAAATCAAGCAAATGCGGCTTGGCGGCAACCCGCCACCCACTGGCACGCCACCTGTGAACGGAGCGCCGCCCGCCGGCGGGACTCCACCCCCTGCCGATGACCCGCTTGCCAAGATGATTGATGCGCGCATGCAAAGCATGGCGCAAAAGATGGGCATTCCCTTCATCGGTGGCGATGGAGCGGCGGTGACCGGCGGCGTCAACCCGACCGAGTTGATTTCGCGCGCCGCGCAAAACGGCTGGCTGACGAACGCGAGTGACATCAAGGTCAAGTCGCCTTTGGATCGGTACAGCACCGCGAAGTCGGAGGCACGGTGGCCGGACAACCACAAGCACGCCGATCTGCGCGGCAAGCGCATGTGCGCGCCGTCTGAGGATGGCATGGGCCGGCCGCTCGACAATCCGTCACAAGCGGATAAGGCGGTTGCCGGCGCCTACTTCAAGTGGATGGCAAATCTGACCAACCAGGGCGAACCGCTCCCCGGCAAGTGGAGAATGACGGAGCATGATTGGGCATTGCTCAAGTACTCCATTCACGAAATGCGCTGGACCGGGATGCTGGGCCACCCGGAATTCGGCACGCCGGTGGACAACGAAAAGCTGACCGACATTTCGGCCGGCGGTCGTGGTGGCGTGAAGGCGTTGTTGGACGACACAATCTCGGGCGGCATCTACGCGGCGCCGATTGTCGTTGAAGATGCGATCATTCTGATTCCGCTGCTCTACGGCGAGTTGTTCCCGTTCGTCACGGTGACCAACTTGACGCGAGGCCGGCGCATCACTCAGCCGACGATGGGCACGCCGACCTTCACGGCTGGCATTCCCGAAGGCACGCCGATTCCGCTTTTTGATACCACGGGCTTTATCGGTTACCTGGACACCAACATCTATACAGCCGTTGGTGCAATGGAAATCGGCAACGACTTCGAGGAGGATTCGCCTTCCAACATCGGCCAGACGGTGGTGTCCCGTTACGGTGAGGCCGCGCTCGTGTGGCTCGATATGGTCATTGCCATCGGTGACGGCGTGACTCAGCCGAAAGGCATCTTCAACACGTCGGGCGCAACCGTGGTCCACTCCGCGAACGGTACGGGCGGCCCGGTTGCCATTGCTGACGCCGAAGCTTTGATGTTCGGCATCAACAAGGCTTACCGTGTGAGTCTTGGCGGTCGGAACGTCTACGTCGGGAACGAAACGTCCTATCTGCGGTTCCGTGCCATCCCGCTGGGCTCGACGTGGGCAAACAGCCGTGTGCTCGGCATGGACTACGCGGCGTATACGGTTCTTAACCAGCCGTACAAGATTGTGCCGTTGGTGCCCAACAACCAGGCGGCTTACATCAATCTGGCCTACTACCAGATGTACCGGCGGTTGGGACTCAACATCAAAGTCGAAATGGGCGGCAAGGAACTGTCGCTCAAGAACGTGAAACTGATTGTTTGCCGGATGCGCTATGGCGGCCAGGTTAGCCAGGGTGGTGCCGTGGCGATCATGTCCGACATGCCAGCGTAGTCCGGAGGATCGATCCCTGTAACACGGAGAATCCCTGTTATGCCACCCCCAGCCGAAGAAACTGCACGCCGGGTCATCGGAGCGGTGACCGTTGAACTGGCCTGCTTTGACAACGCCAACGTAGTGTTCGGTCCGCTGTTGCGCAGACTCCGCGGCCGGTGGTCATGGGCCAACATGCGCCGCGGCGAATCGTCGGAATCCGGCTTGATGGAGATGCCGGACCTTCCCGGACTGCAACTGACCATCGACCCGGAGCGGATGGAAGCGCGGGTTGAAGATCCGCTGACCCGTCCCGAATATCGGGAGACAGTCATGGAAGCAAACCGGGCGATGAAAAAGATGAAGGGCGAGTTGATAACGCCCTTGGAGCCGGTGCGCATGGTCAACATGGATGAAAACCAAATCGCCACGTGGTTGTATTGGTTCTGGCGATTGCTCGGGTGCAAGCATTGCAGGGGCACGGGCAAGATCCGCGACGAAGGCAGCGGGTTGGATCGGAAGTGCGCGGCGTGCTCGGGGCGCCCGTCCAAGGAAGTAATTGTGATTTCGGGGACGATTCCGACCTTGCGGGAAATCGCGGCGGCATACCCGAAGGCGCGCATCAAACGGGATTTTCACGGTGGGCTCTCTTATTCGGAGGAAGAGCGATCCACCAGAGCGGCGGACGTGCAAAAGCAGGACGTGGAATCGACCGGGGCGCCGATTCCTTCAATGCCGTCCGTTTGACAATACACCGTCGTTTCGGCCGCGTTTACAGGGAGCGGCCGTTACGCTGTGCCGGGCTCAACTCCTGCCGGGTCCACACCGCCCGGCGGGAGAGCCCACTTTTTGCGGGAGCCCGCCATGCTCACGCCGGAAGGTAGAAAAATGCGGCCTTGCCACACATGCCACGGGACCGGCAAGGTCAAGAGCCGGGACGCGACTGGCGCCGAACGAGAGACACCGTGTCCCACGTGCGGCGGTAAGGGCGTCGTGAATTCTGACCGAGTGTTTACAAAGTAAAGGGGTCCGACGATGGCCGCAGTGAAGTGGAACAAAGCCGAACTGATTGCCTTCTTGGAGGCATGCCAAAACGTGGATTTACTTCGGCAGTTGGTGCAGACCGCATCCGCCAGGCTACTTGATCTCAAGATGGCCAAGGAGGATGACGGGCGGCACTTGACGCGGCCGCAGGTTGTCCAGACCGCGTGACCGCTGGTTGCGTTCTAATTCTTTCCCGGAGGATTGTGCCGTGAACATCGACCCCAACGAAGTATTTGCCTTCGTCCGTACGACGCAGGACGGCGCTTTGCTTAAGGAAGTCGTGAGCAAAGCGTCAGAGCGCTTGGAGCATTTGCAAAAGGTTTACGACTTCAAGGCGTCCGGTGACCCAAACGTGCAGCCGTCCGACGAAGTACACGGCGGACCTTTCGGCACGCCAATGGCCGGACCCGGACCCGCCGATGCTGCCGGCGCCGCGGACATCTTCGCGCAGCGCGACATCAACCAGCGGATCGAAAAGGACCGGGAAGAATCCAACGTCGGCTTGGAGCCAGTTGGCGTGAACGTCGGTTTGCTTGACGAAGGCAAGGCCAAGGCAAACCGAGAGGCGATTGAGAAGCACGCTGAACAACAAAGTGAACGCCGGCGGAAGGCAGTCCAAGCCGGCGCTGAGGGCAAGTCGGCAGCCGGCCACGAAAGTGGTGCGGGCGTGTCGGCTGGGCCGTCCGCAACGGCTGCCGGCGCTCACCATCGCAAGTAGGAGCCATGAGTCACGGCTCTTACGCATGAACGGATAAACAAATGCCGATTCTATCTTCGGATTTGCATTTACGTTTGTCGATTCTGACCGGGACCGCCGGCAACCAGAATGCCCAGCCGACTCCGAATGGTTCGCTGGGCAAGTACGTGTCTACCACGGACATCGTGGACGCCACGCTTGACAATCTTTTTGACGACGTGACTGGAGACGAGAACGCGGCGTCCACGGTAGATTTCCGGTGCCTGTTCATTTACAACGCCAACGCCACGCTGACGCTGTTGACTCCGGTCGTGTGGCAGTCGGCGGACGTGGCGGGCGGGGCCAACGTCGCCATTGCCATCGATAATCTTGCGGCATCCGCCGTGGCAGCGGCCGCGGCGCAGGCGGCGCAAATTGCTTCGGATACCACGCCACCGACCGGGGTAGGCGCGTTTTCCACGCCGACCACGAAGGCGGCCGGGCTCGCAATCAACAATCTGCCCAACGGTCAGGTCCGTGGGATCTGGGTGCAGCGGACCGCGACGAATTCGGCGGCCTTGAACAACGACGGCTGTACGCTGCGAGTGGAAGGGGACACGACGGCGTGATGGGTCGGAACGGTTCACTATAGCCGGCTCGCGCCACGGGCCGGCATTTCTTACGAGAGGGGAATGACGTGTGGCCGGCACCATCAAAGCGCAACAGCAGTCGGCATCGACCACGCTGCAAGATGGCACGTCAAGTGCGCTTGCTAACGGAGCCGTAGTTGCGGCGGCTACGTCTAATTGGGACAACTCTTCCAATCTCTGCTTCGTCTCAGGCTTTGAACTGAACACGGGCTTCTCCGTGTCGCCAACGGTTGGCGTGGGCATCGAACTGTATCTGGTGCCAGCGCTGGACGGCACCAACTTCGGTGCTTTCGATACGTCCACTCCCAATGTGCAGTTGACCACGTTCACCATTACGTTCGGAGTCGTGTTTTCGCAGACCGCGGCCCAGCGGCTTGTAGCTACGGGCATCGCGCTGATGGCGCGTTTGTACAAGGCATACGTTTACAACAAGTCTGGGCAGTCGATGGCTGCCGGATGGACGGTGAAAATCTTCACGGACTATGCGCAATACACATAGGAACTTGTTTATGGGTCGGAGCCGTGACAAAAACTTGTCACGGCTCGGGGTGGTGACTGATGGCTGATTTCTACGATGAACTGGCGGCCGAAATCGCCAATGACCCGATGGCGCTCGGCTATCAACCCTACGTGGACGTTGGTGCTGACGCTGACGTGGCCAGACTCATTAACACGCTGCACTCCGAGTGGTCGGTTACGGTAGTCGTGCCGGTGCGGACTGCGCTCAAATGGGGCACGATTTCTCACGGGGCGAAGGCGGGATCGCCGCCGCAGACTGGATCGGGGCCGCTTGCAGAAATCTACGATGAAGCACAAACGGGTGCTTCGTCGGCCCGGTCAGCGTGCATTGCGCTTATGCAGTTGTTCGCCACGCCGTCCGTGATGGACTTGATTCTTGCCGACCCGACAACGCAGGACATGCTTAACCAGATTGTGGCGGCCGGGATCATCACGCAAGCGGACATGGACGCTCTCAACGC